CGAGGCGCCGATTGTTGTCGCCTCCGATAAAATCGCGCCCTTGTTGCTGGTGTCGTTCATCGTCGGGTAAGGCAGCGCATTACCGCTATCCGTGCGGATAACCGTCGCCACTGATCTGACGCCGCCATAAGCGAGCAAAGCCTGCTCTAAGGAGTAGACGAATCCCTGCGGTATCGTTTCTTTGCCTTCCGTTGAAGTTATCGTATCCAATCCGACGCGAAACTCGCGCTGGAAGCTCCGATAGTCCTTGATGATCGGTAGATCGATCTGGCTTGCGCGGAGATCGGGAATTCCAATCCGTAGGCCGGCGTTGATGTGGCGCTGCTCCAATACGCCGCCCGGTTTGCTCATACGCAGAAACCCCTGGACGCTCAAGCTGACAGCTTCTTCGTATTCCATGCGCGACATGGCGCGTTGAGAAACCGATCCATAGCGAATCGCGTCAAACGAGAGCGCAGTCCCGTCAAAGGATCCCTCGCCGTTGGCGTGACCCTTGCCATTGACGGCGTTTTGGGCAACGCGAGCGCTGCGCGCGAGCTCGGCTTCTTTGCCGGACAAAAACTCCTCGTTCTTGATCCGCTTTTCGATCCCGACGATAGCGGCTTCCATCTTGTCGAATTTCTCGCGGTCCTCGGCCGTCTCGCCGCCCCGCTTGTCGCAGTCCTCTTGAAGATCGCGCAATTCTTTTACCGTCGCGCCGAGTTGCTGCCTGAGTTCGTTAATATCTAAGGCCATAAACAATTCTCCTTTGGCTCAAGTAGTTTTGAGCGCGTTCGATAATTTCTTTGCGATCTTGCGAGCGCGAAACAATTTCTGCTTGCGTGTCGATGGTCAAATCTTTTTTAATCTGCGCGGCGAGCGAGCGAATCCCTACATCGGTCTGCGGATAAGCTGGAAAAGTGACCGGCGAAACGTCGTAGAGTGCGACTTTGGTGAGCGTCCTGATGAGTCCGGTGCCTTCCATGCGCCAATTTTGGCCCTCGGGCAGGACGGCGAAGCCAAAAGACATCTGGTCTATGTCGTGGCGCTCGATCGACATCAAAAGATCTCGCGCATAGGTCGTGTCGGCGAGGTCCGCGTCGATGACGAGGCCGGTGGAATCTTCGCTGAGCTTGAGCGTGCCGGATTTGGTGCGAGCGAGCGGAAAGTTGGGATCGTGATTGAATAAAGCGCGGATATCGCCGTCTTTTATCGTCTCGGTGAAGGCCCCGGGCGAGATTTGCTCGCGGAAGCCGCCTAAATCTTCCGAAAGTTGGTTAAAAACGGCGGCGTGACCGAATAAACGCGGCTTTACGCCGATAGAAACTCGTAATTCGGTATCAAAAAACCGGCGTTCTTTTTCCATAAAAAAAAAGCGGAGATTCCGGCTGGTCGACCAGAACCTCCGCCAATGGCAGCAACAAAACACTCGCGCGACTAACGAGTGCTATAATTATGGAAAAAAACGAAAAAAGAAATGAAATTTAGGCGCGCTTGTCGGTAATTGGGGGGGATTTGTCGCACTTTTTTTGAATTTCGTCCAAAGTTTCACCCGTCACGCGCCGCGTATGACCAATTTTGACCGCATCGAGCTCGCCTGACTTTATCCATCGCTCGACAGTGCGAGGGCTAACGTCGAAGGTTTTGGCAACCTCATCGATGCGATAATATTTTTTATCGCTCATCTTTTTTGATCTCGACGGACCAGCACTTTTCATGTTGCTCGTCATTGTCCCACGGCAGATGACATTTGGCGCAAACAACCGGAAGATTTTTGGCCTTTTCGAGCGCAATCCTTAGCGCGAGATTCTCGGCCTTTAATTGCTCATAAGACGCGCTCATTTCGCCTGCCATCCATGCCCGTCGCCTTCATCCCAGCAAACAGCAACTACTCGCGTATCATCGGGATGAAATGCCAGCTTGCGCCCCTCGCGCAGCACGCGTATCGATATCCCGATCGGGCGCGGGTGCGGGTATAACAAAAATCCTGCGGCTTCGATCTGGTTCATGGCGTCAGCGAGAATCTTAGCGGCGTCATGGGGCGTCATTTTCGTCTAAGAGTTTTAATAAATTGGCAATCAATTCTTCTTCATTACCTTCATCCGGTGGAATTACGTCGATGGTTACATTTTCCAAAATCCATTGCCGTATGATTTCTTTTTCTGATGGACTCATTTTTACGCGGGCCGGGACCGCATCGAAAGGTTCAAAGCGGGGCGACACCCTTCCTTTGCTGCCCGGCCCTCATGTACGGCGCTCGCACCGCGTCAAGTTTTTTGCCCCACTGTTGCACGCGGACCTGTGGGAACATGCCTTGCGTACCCCTCGCGCCTATGGGTTCAGTCTTTTTCAATTATCCATTTTCCATTATCAATTCGTTTTTTAATGCGCCGCCCCATTCAATGCGCCGTTGGGCTTGGCCGGCACAGGCAGATTCGGCGCTGGCGGCGGCGCTAACTTGGCCTGCAGGAGTTCATCGAGCATATCGATTGGCGCGAGATTCTGTTGCAAATAATGCCGGTCGCCATCCGGGCCGATGCCGTTCATATTCTCTTTTTCTCTAATCTCGTTGATCGTCAAAACGCCCATATTGAAGAGCGCTTGATAAAATCTCGCCCTCGAATCGCTATCACCACGTAGCAATGCGTCGATCAGGAACTCAGAAAATAAAACCTTGCGCTCTGCCGGCGTCAGGAGTGAGAGGTTGGTGCGCTGCTCCCAACAGACTAGCCAAGGACGAATGCAATCGGTCACGAAGTCTATCGCCTGTTGCTCGACGCTCGCAAAACTTACTGTACCGGGCTTTAATAAGCCGATTTTATAGCTCGGGACACGGTAAATCGCCGCAATATCGGACTTGGAGAACTCCTGCCCCTGAATAAACTGCGCATCGTCTGGCGGCACGCCGACATCCTGCCACTTCATGCCTTCTTCCAGGATCGCCACGCGGGAGCGGTTAGAGAGCCCCTGATGGTTCTCATCCCAGCGCCGGCGCAATTGATTGTAAGCTTGGTCGCCGAGGACTCCAGGGTGCATTAAAACGCCGCCGGGGCGTGCATCGTTGGAAAAAAACCGCGCCCGGTATTCCTCGCTCGCCTTTGCGAGTCCTAAAGTTTCGCGCGCGAGTGTGATTGGTGAGTAACCGATCAGGCCGTCGGACGACAAGCCGCGCAGATGAAAGACGTCGGTCAACTGCCGCTCGCCGCCTTCCGGCGTGATGTAATAATAAAAAACCTTGTCGCTAAACACCTGTAGGCGCATCCGATCAGGCCGTAATGGCCACAAATTGACGACCTGACCGCCGGCACGCTCGATCTCGGCGTAGGCGTTGCCGTAAAGGCAGAGATGGCCGGTCAGTGTCTGTCGAAATTCAAATGGCGTCATGAACGGGTTTGGTTGCTGATGCAGAACCCGATAAACAGCATGGTTTTCGGCCTTCTCCTTGCCCGTAGACGTACGTTTGTACAAAAAGCAGGGTAATGAGGCCACCGTGTCGGAAATGACCCGCACGCACTCGTAAACGGTGCTTATCAGCAGCGCGTTGGCTTCCGTAACCCGCACTCCGGAGGCCGTCGACATGCCGCCGCCAAAGGCGAAATATTCGGTGAATCCCGGCGTATTGATGCCGATATTGCGCCAAGTGCGCTTGAACCAGTTAAGAAATTTCATTTTAATGCCTCACCATTGGAGACGTTAATAATGCGCAGCCGATCTGGATCGCACTGGCAACATAACAACAGGCCGGGAACCCATTCGCGGCCACTCCCGTCAAGTGTTGTCTGTTGTACTAATTCCTGTCGGCATCTATCGCATCGTTTATGCCCGCAAGTGGGACATTCTCCCTGTTTGGAATTGCTAATATTCATAGAAATCTCATTTCCCTTTCGCCATAGATGGAGCGCATATCGCCTTCTCTGACGATCGCCGCATCAAGCGCCATTATCAAAGCATAAATGCCGTCAATTCGTCCGGTTTCAGTGGATTTTACCGGCTTGATGTTGCCGGCCGGATCAACTTCGATGCTCGCGTTGTTCGCCATCGAGCGCAGGACCGGATTGCCGCCATGTGCGATCTTGCGCGAGAGAATATAACTTAGAAGTTCCTTGGTCGGCGCTGAGATAGTTTTAAATCCTTGACGGACTTTGTTCAGTAGCGGCTTATTGCCCCAGCGTGCTTCTTTTTCATCAACGGTAAACCCTAAATTTTTACATAGATCGTTGATAATCTTGTGCGATCCCCAATCATCGAATGCTAAAAGTTTTAGGTTGAAGTCCCGGCGGCAATCTTCAATTGTTTTTAAAATCCAATCATAGTCGATTTGATTTCCCGGCGTTGCCGTAATCAATCCTCTGCTTATCCAATTTTGTAATTGAGTTTTTTCCGCACCAGTTCTTTTATTCATGTCTTCGGGAATAAAGAAAAACGGCAACACGCTATATCTCTCACCGGGAAAGAGCAGGACAAGAGCCGCAATGTCCGTGGTCGAAGCCAGATCCAACCCGGCATAGCAAAGTTTGCCCTTCAGTGTTTCTCTATCAACAGGAAAGTCGCAAGCATCCCACTCAGTCATATCGACAAACCGCGCTTGTACGTTAATGCGCTGATTGAGATATAAAAGCCGGAAAGTCGCTTCGCGCGCCGGTATCCTTTGCGCTTGCAATGCCGACGCTTTCATTTCGTCAAAGTCTCTGAATCCCGACTTCAGCGCAGGATTGCAGGCGCGCCAAACATCCTCATCCCACGGGTCCGCATCTTCGGGCGCGGTATAAATAACCGGGTAAAATGTTGGATCTTCCTCGCCGTTCAATACTCTAATCCCATAATCAACTAACTCTGACATAATCGATTCAGAGTCCGGCGATTGCGTCGAGATGACTACGGTCAACGGTTCGGCGCGCGCGCCGCTGCTCGTTGTCAATGCATCGTAAAGGCGTCGATCGCTCGCCTGCGCGAGTTCGTCGTAAACGATAAACGATGCCGAATAGCCATATTTCGTATTGGCATCGGCGGAGAGCGCAAAGTAAGTGCTGCCCGACTCGACGTCCTCGAGCTGCTTGGTGAAATCGCGGATAATGATCCGACGGCGGAGCTCCGGCACTTCAGTAACGATCGCTTTCATTTCTCTGTAAATGTGAGCCGCTTGATCCCTTGCCGCAGCCGCGCTGTAAACCTGACCGCGTTTCTCAACAACAGGTCCGCATAAATGAGCGAGAGCAAGCGCCGCGGTCAAGCCTGTTTTGCCGTTCTTTCGCGGCATAGTGATTAAGGCTTGCCTGACGATGCGCTTGCCTTTTTTGTCAGTTCGATAAATCCCCTTCACTATGTCGCGTTGCCATTTATCGAGCTTGAATGTGCGCCCCGCCAGGATGCCGGAAGTGATAGGAAGCGATTCGATAAATGAAATGACCCGATCAGCCAGCGTTTTCCCGCTAACATTGATCTTATAACCGCGGTTATGCTTGACCGGCAGCTTGATTACTTGTCTATTTGGTCCTGCTAATCCCATGAAATCTTTGTTCTATCTATAATCCAACTCTCGAAATGGG